GAGGAAGTTATCAGTTTTCAAGAAATGATGCGCAAGCTGTTATCCCGATTGCAAGAAAAGAAGGACAAGTATACCAAGCAAAAACAAGGTTTGGCTGATTTTGCACGACAAATGATGGCAGAAGCAGAAGCAGCACGAGTTGAAGGATGGTTCTGGCCAACTACTACTCGCGAAGTTTACCCTGTTCATACACATGAAGTTTGTGATAAGATGGAGGAGCGATACGTTTCAACTGAATACCACAATCCGGAAATGAATGAATATGATGAACTTTGGGCTGCCCTTCGAGAAGAAAACAATTTTGAAGACACCATGCGCGCGTTTGTTGATCAAACATCTCAAATGGAATTGATGGAAGACGATATGACTTGCTTTGAAATTTGCACATCAGTCTACGATTGGTTGAAGGAACAAGACAAGAAATATCACGTTTTTGACAGTGTTATGGTTATGCTCAGTTTATTCCTTCTTGGAACTTCTGTCTACAATCTCTACAAAGCTTTTTCAAAGGATGAAGAATCATGGGAGGTTGAATCTGGAAAATCACGTCAAGCCAAAGGACAAGTCAAAATTGAGTCTGGAAAGTCACGATTGAACAAAGGACAAGTGACCATTGAATCTGGCAAGTCAAGACAAATGAAAGGACACCCGCATATTGAATCTGGGAAAGCTCGTATTTCAAAAGCACAAATGAAATTGGAATATGGGCCACAAGAAATCGATATGACAGTTGAAGGATGGTTTTCAGATGACACCACAGCAAAACGTATCAAGTGGAATGGACTTCTGATCAAGACAATGAATCACGCTCAGTCACTTGGTTTGCAGGATGAAGATTTTGTCGAATTTCTTCGTGACGCAATTCCATCTTGGAGTGTTTTCAAAGAAATGTCAGAAGAAGAAATCGAGAACATTGATATCACCAAACGAATGTTTTGTAATCAATATGAAGGATGGGTTTCGACAAATGCTTCTGACCTCAACATCAAACTGCGTTCAAACATGGGAAAAATCTTGTGGTTGAATGACAAAAATGAGATTATAAATGGTGCAACCCCTATTCGAATTTTCTTTCCAGTAGGACGCACTTTTATAATAAACGCTCATTATGTTCGTTTGATTGATCGTATGCAAGAGAAACAACCAATGTTTAAGATTCGCATATGTTCATCCTTTTCTGACACAGGAATTGACTATTATTGGAAAGACCTTCAGCCACTTGTCAAGGACTACACTCGTGCAGGCCAAATGACAGATTTGTGTTGCATTCAACTAGATAGGAAATGTATGCGATATCCTGATTTGCGAAAGCACATTATGGAACGGTCCTAC